CTTTAAGTCCTTACAAGATTTGCAATTTTTAGACATGTAAATCATCCTTTCTAGTACGTAATTTTATACTCTTTGATAAATACACAAACTGGCTCACAGCAATCGTTTGTTTCTACTAGTAAGCTGTTGTACCCATGCTTTATGGACCATCCAAAAGTGTTACAATTCATCAATTCAAGATTTTCAATCGGTAACTTATCAAAATCGCAGCAGTCATCTTCACGATAGAAAACATCTCCATTTGATTCAATAAGTAACTCTCCATCGTATATACCTTTTAAACGCATTGCGTTACCATTTAAATGAATAACTGGATCTTCTACTCTGCCAATAATAGTCATTGTGAATACATCAGTCTCCAAAACGGTATTACTATAAAACTTTCCAGCAACATAGTTATTGCAAAGCTCTTTCTTACAAATTTTCGTTCCGAGCATCTTATTATATCCCCATAGATGACGACCTTTATTACAGTTATAAATTATTTGATAACCACCACTACAATATTTCCAGTAATCTTTTTCTATATCTTTTTGTTTAACACACAGACTGTCTTCCTTAGTAAGAAAATCACATTCACAAGAACATTTTTGACAATCTTTATGTTTAATATTATTTTTTTGACAACTAATACAGCATCCGTAGATATCGTCCTGACAAGTGTCTATTTCTTCAAATTCTAGACAATCAGCGAAAGAACACGCATCGTAAGGTTTCAAAAATGTTTTCTTTTCATCTGCATAGTGCCAAATTCCTTCATATAATATAAAGTTCAAATCGACAGAAAAAGTGTTTTTTTCAATGCTGTAAGGTTCTGAAAAACTTTCTACAAAAGCATATGTCCAAATTATTCGACGATTTTCAATTGCCCATAGCTTACCAATCTTAGAAAGCTCACTATATAAGAATTCTTTATAAAACTGTTTTTGGTCCATAGAAAACATAGAATAATTTATCTTTAGTGTTAATGCTAACTTTTGTTCAGTTGAATACTGTTGTATTTGTTTTGCATTAGTATAACTACCATGACCAAAACTAAATGCTTGAGTGGTAGTTTTGAATCCTCCACTCAAATCTGCATCTTGAATCATATCGTATGCACCAATTACAACATCTCTGAATTGTAAGTACCTTTTTTGAGGATAAATTGTTCTGCAATCATACATCAATTTACACTCCTCTCAAAAATCTATTTGCACGCAAATTGGCAAAATTAGGATTTCCAGTCATACTAATATTTTGGTTAATTGTATTATTGTTATTTCTTGTATTTTTTGTCGTATTATAATATCTATTCATTACATTTGAGACAGGTTGACTATTTCCAAATCGATTAGTGATACTAGCTAGTGCTCCACTTAGATCTAAGTTATTGATCCGTTCCATAAAGTCAATTCCGAAATGATCTACTGCTTTTTTACGTTGAACATATTCTCCAGCAGTTAACATTGCTGGAACACGATCTGTACCTTTGGATTTAAAAATATGTTTCATAATGCTTCCACCGTTTGCTCGATACTGAGGTATAATGCCTCCATTTGCACGTGTAACTCTTCGAGTCTTCACATTTTCTGTTACATCAACAGTAAGACTAGGCGCTGTTAATGAATTTAGATTGGTTTGAATAGAAGAAATTTTGTTATTAATAGATGTAACATAACTATCAATATTACTATCTAAACCTTGTAGTGCATTTGTAAATCCTGATTTCAGACTATCCCCAAATCCTTTACCAACATTATTAAACTCGGTATCTTTATTTCTTAAATTAGTTATTAAATCATCAATAACTTTTTTGATTTTAGAAGGAACATCAGCATTTTTGAATCCATTAATAACTTGCTGTCCATATGATTTCCCAATTGGTTCAAATTTAGATTCTAGACCTTGTAACGTAATAAGTAAGTTTTTAAAAGATTCGACTAGCTCGGGTATACTATCCAGTCCTTTTGCACTTGGAAATGTGTTCATTAGTTCAATGATTGATTTCATTCGGTTAACGTTGTTTAATACACTCGTCCAATCAAATGGTAATGCGTTTAATACACTTAATTTATTTGATATCGTTCCTAACTTACTAACAGATGAAACAATCATACCTAACGTTTCGCTGCTTATAACGCCTTCAGATATCCCTTGCCACTTACTAATGGCCATCTCTGTTGCGACATATTTAATACTTTTTATATTATTACTCAATTCATCAACACCCAATGTTAATTGAGGAATCTGATTAATTCTATTTGCTAATGTTATCAGTCTATAAACTGTAGTGTCGATTTTATCAATGACATCTTCACCAATCATCGTGTTTGAATCAGGAAAAGTATCTATCGTTAACCTATTAATAACACCTTTAACAGCGGTAATTGTTGAATGGACTTTATCATTTTCTAGTGTGATACTAGCTAATCCATTAACTCTATTTGCTAATTGTATAAAGTTTATCAAAACTAAATCCAAAGCTTTTATAAAGTCAGCTTTGACTATTCCTTCATTGTAATCTCGCCAAGAGCTAGCCTGAAACATTCTTAATGCCCCTTTGGTACTTGCAATAGTGGAATTTATTTTGTCAGTTTCGATATTTATTCCCGAAAGACCTGTTAAACGATTTGCTACTTTAGTGACCCATAATACAGCTACATCTAATCCGCTAAGCATTTCCCTATCAACAAATCCATCATTAAAATCACTCCATGAATCGATTCTTAACATTCGAATAGATCCTTTGATATTTTGAATAACAGATTGTGCCTTACCTGTTTCTAATGGTAAATTCGAAAGTTCATTTAATTTACTGCCCACTTTATTCAACCAGTAAATTGATGTGTCTAACTGGTCCAATAATCTTTTACCAACAATTCCTTCATTAAAATCGGTCCAACTATCTGCTTGCAATAATCTTAAAGCACCTTTGATATTTGCTATTATTCCTTGTAACTTGCCACCATCAAATTCAAAATTAGAAAGTGTTCCAAATTTTTTAGCTATACTACTTAACCAATAAACTGCAGTGTCTAGTTTATCTAATGTTCCACGTTCAACTATTCCCCCATCGAAGTCGCCCCAAGATTTAATTTGCAACATACGTAATGAGGATTTTAGATTTGCTATCATGGTTTGAGTTTTTCCTAAGTCAAAAGAAGTTTCTGATAGTTTAGACAGCTTTTTGTTAATGCTATTCAAACCATCCACACTTTGGCCCGTCATATCTATAAAATCTTTTGGCACAACTCCACCAATGAAATCACTCCAACTTTCATTAGTTAGCATACGTAATGCACCTTTAATATTTTGTAGTACATTTTGCACTGAACCCGTTTCTAACTTACTTTCTGATAATGCTGCTAACTTTTTGCTTAATTTATTTAACCAGAATATAGTAGTATCTGCTTGATCAATAATTTTAGATGAAACGACTCCAGATTTCGCAATATCCCAATCAGCAGGATCTAACTTTTCTAATATATCTTTTATAACTGTAACTTTACTTGTAATATCAGATATTGAAAATTTATTTTCTTGTAAAGTTTTCATTTTATTAGATAGAGAAATCATTTTATTTAATATATTTTCCATCTCATCAAAAATAGCAGTGTCAACTTTACCTTTCATTAAGCTTCCTAATTTCTCAAAAATATTATCTTTTCCACCAATAACTTCAACTGCTTTATTGATGTCATATATATTATTTACAAGTTTTGCACTATTTATATCTTCTGAAGCACTAGCTAGACGTTTCAATCCATTTGACACTTCTATCAAACCATCGATAACTTGTACATATGTCGATGCAGTAAAAGTACCTATTATTCCTTTGAATAAAGATGAAATTTTTCCAATACTGGATTTCGCCATATAGCTTAAAACTTCTTCTAAACTCTCAAGCTTATTTTTAACACTTGTAATATCTTCAGGAACCTTTTTATTCAATTGGTTAATTGATTCAGAAACTAGCATTAATTCTCCTGCTAGTAGTGCTACAGCTGCCAAACCAGCGATTGCTGCAGGGAATGTAGCAATACTTAAACCACCTATTACTCCAACTAAAAGACCCATTGCACCAATTGCTATACCGATATTAGCAACCTTTTTAGCTATTGTTGCAATATCTGAAGGTACTTTTTCATTTAATTGTGATAGTGCTTCGCTTGCAATCATTAATTCTAGTGATAGGAGTGCTACACTAGCTAATCCTGATATAGCCATCATTGGATTAGCAGATGAAAAAGCGCCTGCAATAACAACTAATCCTGCCATAGCCCCGATTGCAATTGATAAACTCCCTAGTTTCTTAGCGACAATTCCAATATTGTTTGGTACTTTCTCATTGAGTTGGTTCATCGCTTCACTTGCAATCATTAAATCTACTGAGATTAATGCAATACTTGCAATCCCTTTTAAATTATCAGTAAAATTTAATTTACTAGCTATAAAAGCCAGACCCCCAATTGCACTGATAGCCAGACTCATGCTCGCTGTTTTTTTAGCTAGCCCTGTAAAATCATTTGGTATTTTTTCATCTAGTTGTTTCATTGCTTCTGCGCCTTCTTCAAGCACTTTTATTGCTCCGAATAATAACGCAAGGTTACCAGCATTTTTTAAAAAACCAGTCCCAATAGATTTTAAACTCTCTAATGGTTTTACGATTTCTGATGCTCCTCCACCTTTACCGAATTTAGGCAATTTTATTTTACCGAATACTCCAAAAACTTTGGATAATATAGAAAGCCCTTTGGCACTAATAGCTATAAACTTTAAAGCTACCCCAAATTCAAATAATCGTGGAATAAATGCACCTAGGCCTTTCAAAGTATCTCCCTTACCTAAAAATTCAAATATAGGTTTCAATAGATTGAATAATCCAACAGCATCATCTTTTACACCCTTTATTCCTTTACCTAGTCCCTCAAAAAATGAAGCATAATCAATAGTGCTTAAAAATTTCACTACTTTGTCAAAAAAACGAAATATATCATCTGAATGTTCTTCTGCAAAAGCTCCTATTTTTTTTAAATTATCTTCGAAAGCAGCACCAATTTTTCCAAATACACCTGCAATTCCTCCCAGGCCTTTATCCTTCGCCATCTTATCA